CCACCGACAAGCTGCTCGGCCGCAGCTCCTCGGGCTCGGGCGATGTCGAGGAGATCACCTGCACCGCTCAGGGCCGCGCGCTGCTCGATGATGCCGACGCTGCCACCCAGCGCACCACGCTGGGGCTCGGCACTCTCGCCACGCAGTCGGGCACCTTCTCCGGCACCCACAGCGGCACCACCTCCGGTACCAACACCGGCGACCAGACGATCACCCTCACCGGTGACGTGACGGGCTCCGGCACCGGATCGTTCGCGGCGACGATCGCCAGCGGCGCTGTGGTGGAGGCCAAGCTCGGCACGGGCGCCGTCAGCACCGCGAAGGTGGCTGATGACGCCATTACCGCGGCCAAGCTGGCCGACAGCTCGGCAGCCGTGGTATCGGCCGCCACGCCGTCCGGTTCCGGCGCGTTCGTCGGTCAGCAGTGGGTCAACACCAACACCAGCATCGAATACACCTGGGACGGTTCCACCTGGCTGCGGCAGGCCTCGCTGGGCACGCTGACCTTCACCGACGCCACGCCGATCTCGTTCGCTGTCAGCTACCCCGACAACTACAGCGCAACGATCACCACCACGCTGGACAGCCAGGCCGCGGCGCGCGTGTTCGCCGGCCCCACCTCCGGCGCTGATGCCACGCCTACCTTCCGCGCACTGGCCGCCTCAGACCTGCCGGATGCCACCGCCAGCACCAAGGGGATCATCCAGCCCGGCACCGGCCTGTCGGTCAGCAGCGGCACGCTGAACCACAGCAACACCGCAACCGCCGGCACCTACCCCAAGGTGACGATCGACGCGCAGGGGCACGTGATGGCCGGCGACACGCTGGTGGCCGCCGACATCCCGGTGCTCGACGCCAGCAAGATCACCACCGGCACGTTCGCCACCGCGCTGCTCGCCGACGACGCGGTGACCGGCGCGAAGCTCGCCAACTACTCCACCGCGAAGTTCGGCGAGGCGCTGCCCACCGCCGACTACATCGGCCAGATCTTCTTCAACCCGCTCGATGAGTCGTTCTTCCTGTGGGACGGCAACGTCTGGCAGCCGCTCGGCATCTCGGCCGGTTCGGTGATCTTCGCCGGCACCTATGACGCCAGCACCAACCAGATCGCCACGGTGACCACCGAGGGCTCCTCGATCGGCCTCACGGTGGGCAACTCGCTGCCGGCCGCCAGCTCGAGCAACAACGGCTACTACGTGGTGGTGTCGATCAGCGGCACCGGCACCGCCCCGGCGCCCACGGTTGCGCTGGCACCGCCCGACCTGGTGCTGAGCAACGGCTCCACCTGGACCGTGATCGATGTCAGCTCGACGTTTGTGGCGCAGTCCGCCAATAACGTCAGCTTCACCCCGGCTGCGAACATCTCCGCCACCAACGTGCAGGCGGCTGTCGAGGAGGTATCGAACGAGACCCGCAACGCCGACAACATCACCAGCGGCACGCTGCTGGCGACCCGCGGCGGCACCGGCACCGGCACCTACACCAAGGGCGACCTGCTGGCGGCCTCCAGCAGCACCGCGCTGAGCAAGCTGGGCGTGGGCACCAACGGCCAAGTGCTGCGCGCCAACAGCGCCACAGCCACCGGCCTCGAGTGGGGCCTCGACTATCTGGGCACCGTCACCAGTGTGACCGGCAGCGGCGCCATCTCGGTGTCGAACGGGACCACCACCCCGGCGATCTCGGTGGCCGCGGCCAGCACCAGCGTGGCCGGCGTGGTGCAGCTCAGCGACAGCACCAGCACCACCAGCTCGGTGCTCGCGTCGACCCCCACCGCTGTCAAGGCCGCCTACGACCTGGCTGCTGCGGCGATGCCCAAGGCAGGCGGCACCTTCACCGCCGACGTGACGCTCGGCGCGAGCGTGGGGCTGATCTTCGAGGGCAGCACCGACGACGCGAACGAGACCAAGCTGCTGGCCGCCGATCCGACCGCAGACCGGCTGATCTACCTGCCGAACGCAGACGGCACGCTGGTGCTCTCCGGCGCGATCGTGAACGCCGACATTGCCTCAGGCGCGGCGATCAGCGGCAGCAAGATCGTGGCCGGCACCACCAGCGTGGTGGGCGTGGTGCAGCTGACGGATTCGACCAGCAGCACCAGCACCTCGACAGCGGCCACGCCAAACGCGGTGAAGTCGGCCTACGACCTGGCCAACGCTGCCCTACCCAAGGCCGGCGGCACGATGACCGGCGCCATCACCTTCGCGGCAGGCCAGACCATCTCGGGCTATGCCGCTCTGGCAACGGCCCAGAGCTTCACCGCAGCGCAGCGGGGCAGCATCACGGCGCTCACCGATGGCGCGACGATCACCGCAGACTTCGCGGTGGCCAACAACTTCAGCGTGACGCTTGGTGGCAACCGGACACTGGCCAACCCCAGCAACCTCACGGCCGGCCAGTCGGGCACGATCGTGATCACGCAGGATGGCACCGGCTCGCGCACGCTGGCCTACGGCAGCAATTGGAAGTTCCCCGGCGGAACTGCGCCTACACTCACGACAACGGCCAGCGCAGTGGACGTGATCGCCTACTACGTCGAATCGGCCACCCGCATCACCGCCCGCCTGATCGCCGACGTGAAATGAGCGTGCTTAACAACAGCCTGCTGCTGGGTGCTCCTGCGGCGACGGGCTACACCATCAGCCGTTCGCTGCGGTTCAACTCAGCCGACTCGGCGTACCTCAGCCGCACCCCCGCATCAGCCGGCAACCGCAAGACGTGGACCTGGGCGGGGTGGGTGAAGAGGAGTGGCTTATCTGCTGCGGGCTATAACCACTTGTTTTCAACTGGAACCATATTATCCGAGGTAGGTTACTTCGGTATCTCATTTTGGGAAGATAAGTTAGATGTAACAACAGGCGCCGCCGATCTCAGGAAAACGGCTGCTGTTTATAGAGACGCCTCCGCCTGGTATCACATCGTTGTTGCTGTTGATACGACTCAGGCAACCGCCGCAAATCGAGTCAAGGTTTACGTCAACGGGGTTGAAGTCACTGCCTTTTCTACAAACGCAAATCCGACCCAGAACGCGGACCTTGCGGTAAACAATACCGGAGCACATGCTCTTGGAAGAAATACCTACAACAGTTCTGACTATTTCAACGGCTACCTCGCCGACGTCCACTTCATCGACGGCCAAGCCTTAGACTCCACCAGCTTCGGCGAGTTCTCCGCGACCACCGGCGTGTGGGCGCCCAAAGCCTTTACGGGTAGCTACGGGACGAACGGGTTCCACCTGGAGTTTGCGGACAACAGCTCTAACACCGCGACCACATTAGGGAAGGACACTAGTCCCAACGGCAACAACTGGACCCCCAACAACCTTTCCGTCACCGCTGGTGCAGGCAACGACAGCCTTATCGACGTACCCACCAATGGCAGCGAGGTAGATTCTGGGCTCGGGAATCAAGTTCGGGGAAACTACTGTTGCTGGAATCCTCTTGCAGTCTCCACTCAGGGCATAGCCACACTGACCAATGGCAATCTCGACCTAGCCTATTCAGATGGTGGCAACTACTACGGAGCGCTAAGTACCTTTGCGCTATCAACTGGCAAGTGGTACTGGGAGTACACGGTCACAGCCTTCGGTTCCAGTAACGGTACGGGAATCATAGCCGTCAATGAAATCCGCTCTGCTGCGCCTGCAAACTATGGCTACGCGGATGCCACGAACTGCCGATACCGCAATCTCACATATGTTTCAGGTGGCGGCGCACTGCTTGTCACTGGACTCAGCTCACTAACTTCTGGTGACATCATTGGGGTTGCTGTTAACTTCGATGCTGGCAAGATCTGGTTTTCTCGGAACGGAACATGGGAATTATCTGGCAGTCCGTCGGCAGGGACAGGCGCCACGACCACTTTTACGACAGGCGTCAACTACTACTTAATGAGCCAAGGCTATGGAACGTGGTCTGGTTCGCTTAACGCCGGCCAACGCCCCTTCGCCTACACCGCCCCCAGCGGCTTCAAGGCGCTCTGTACGGCTAACCTCCCGGCGCCCACCATCGTGCAGCCCAGCACGGTGTTCGACACCAAGCTCTACACCTCAAACGCTGGCACCCTGACCGTCTCTGGTCTGGGCTTCTCGCCCGACTTCGCCTGGCTGAAGTCACGTGGTACCGCCGTCGCCCACGCGCTCTATGACACCGTGCGCGGGGCGGGGCGGGCGCTGTCGTCCAACCTCACCGACGCGGAGAAGTACACCACCGATGGCTTCGTGTCGTTCAATTCCGACGGCTTCACCCTCGGCGCCAACGTCAACAGCCCGCAGCCCGACATCAACTACACCAACAACGTCGCGCGGGTGGCCTGGTGCTGGGACGCCGGGAATACAACAGTCACCGACAACACCGGTTCTATACAAAGCACTCGCCGGACTAACGCAAGCGCGGGCATATCTATAGTCAGCTATACGGGGAATGGCGTTAATGGGGCCTCTATCGGACACGGCCTAGGCGTAGCACCTCACATGGTCATCAGCAAGTCACGCAGCAACAGCGGTACAAGCTGGGCTGTATTTCATAAATCACTTGGTGGCAACAAAAACCTCTGGCTTGATCTTACAAATGCTGCATCTACTGGATCCACCTGGTGGCACGGAACTGATCCCAGCTCCAGTGTCGTTTATGTTGGCTCAGGCTCGAATGAAACCAATCAGAACGGATGGACATTTGTTCAATACTGCTTCGCCCCTGTGGCTGGCCTGAGCGCCTTCGGCAGCTACACCGGCAACAGCAGTGCGGATGGGCCGTTTGTGTATACCGGGTTCAGGCCAAGGTGGGTGATGATCAAGATCACCAACACAGGCACATCAATCGACCACTGGGTAATGTGGGACACCGCTCGCGATGATTACAACGTCGCCGATTCTTACCTTCTGGCCAACAACCCACAACAGGAAGTCACAAGCTCTGCCGTCACGATTGATGCGCTCAGCAACGGCTTCAAGCTGCGCAATAGCTCGAGCAACCAGAACGGCAGCGGGTCCACCTATGTCTACGCGGCATTCGCCGAGGCGCCTTTCCAATACGCGCGCGCCCGCTAACCTTCACCCACGGACCTGATCGCCATGTTCATCCTCGACGGCCGCCCCCTGAGCCCCGACGTGCCCTTCGAGCACGATGGCATCAGCTACCCCGCCAACTGGCTCCGGCTGGCCTCCCCCGAGGAGCGCGCGGCGATCGGTGTCACCGAGGAGCCTGACCCCGCTCCCTACGATCAGCGGTTCTACTGGGGACCCGGCTTGCCCAAGGATCACACCGAGCTGATGGATCAGTGGGTGCTCCAGACCCGCCACACCGCGAACACGCTGCTGGCCCCGTCCGACTGGCTGGTGGTGCGCGAGATGGACAACGGCACCCCCGTGCCCGAGCCGTGGACCCTCTGGCGCGAGACCATCCGCGCGGCGACCAGCACCAAGTGCGACGCGATCCGCGCCACCGTCGACACCGATGAGCTGGCCGCCTACATCACCGGCGCCGACTACCCCGCCTGGCCCGCTGATCCCAACGCGCCGCAGCCCGAGCCCGAGCCCGCCCCCGAGGAGTGATGGCCGTCAAATCCAAAACCGGCACCGCGCGCCTCGATCACCAGCCGGGGCCGCCCAAGACTACCCGGCAGGGGTTTGGCCAGCACAGCCGGCCCCGGCGCCGTGGGAAGAAGCCCCTTCGCGGGCAGGGCCGGTAATGGACCACGACACGCTCGAAAACTGGCGCAAGATCCGCGACCACCTAGAGCGTGTCGGACAAACCGAGAACCACTACTACCGGCGCGCCCTTGCCATCCTCGCCGGAAGGCCTGATCCATTCGATCGCTACGATGGAGCCAAGCCAGGATCAGCCGGTGGCGGACGAACCTAAAACGGTCGGCAGCGTGCTCGCTGCTTCCCTCCCGGCAGCGCTCTCGGCCGGCATGTTCGCCATCGGCGCCCTGCTCATCTCGCTGCAGGTGCAGTTCGCCCGCGTCGAGGCCACCCTCCAGCAGATGGCCGGCACCATCGGAGAACTGAAGAACGACAGCAGGGCAGAGCTCACGCAGCTGGACCAGCGAGTGCGTGCCCTTGAAATGCGGAACTAACCTGAGGCCATCGACGTGGACGCCATGAGCCCCGAGACCGCCGCGATCATCGCCATCGTCATCGCTGCCGGCAGCGAGATTATCGCGCTGAGCCCCCTGAAGTCCAACAGCTGGATCCAGCTGCTCCTGCAGGCCGGCCGGATGATGTTCCCCAAGCAGCGCCGCTGATCGATGGCCAACCCCGCGCCGATCACGCTCGAGCAGCTGTTCCGGTTCTACCGCGGGCTGCCGCACCAGGCTGCCGCGATCGAGACCCTCGAGCAGGATCTCGCCACCAACGGCTACGCGGCCGCCATGCGCCGCGATCGGGCATGGTTCAACACCTGGAGCCAGGACGGCAAGCAGGCCGATCTGGCCGCGGCCCTGAAGCTGATCAAGGATTTCGAGGGCTGCCACCTCGAGGCCTACCCCGACCCGCTCAGCGGCGGTGAGCCTTGGACGATCGGGTACGGCACCACCCGCTACGGCGACGGCCGGCCGGTGAAGCCCGGCGACAGGATCAACGCGATCGAGGCCGACCTGCTGCTGCGGCAGGAGGTGGACCGGATCGCCGGCAAGCTGCGCGCCACCATCCCCGGCTGGGGCGAGATGGCCGATAACCAGAAGTGCGCGCTGATCTCGTTTGCTTACAACCTCGGCACCGGGTTCTACGGCGCCAAGGGCTTCGAGACCATCAGCCGGCGGCTCAGGGAGAAGGACTGGCCCGGCGTGCCCGATGCCCTGCTGCTCTACCGCAACCCCGGCACCAACGTGGAGGCCGGCCTGAAGCGGCGCCGGATCGCAGAGGGTGACCTCTGGGGCCGTGACAAGCAGACCACCGGCCCGGTCTCGGCGATGTTCACCCCCGAGTCGCCCTTCAGCTTCAAGCTCACCCCGCACATCACCTACGGCGAGTTCGCGCTCGGACAGGAGGCCCGGCGCTTCGATCACCAGTTCCAGTGCGACATCGCCATCAGGCTGGCGCAGTTCCTCGAGAAGGTGCGCGCGCAGTTCGGCGGCCGGCCGCTGGTGATCACCTCCGGCTACAGGCCCACGGCCGTCAATCGGGCCGTGGGTGGCGCCTCGAGCTCGGAGCACCTCTACGACGCGCCAGCAGTTGGCGCTGTGGATTTCTATGTGGACGGCGTGGACATCTACGCCGTGCAGGTCTGGTGCGATCAGAACTGGCCCTACAGCGTCGGCTACGGCGCACCCAAGGGGTTCGTGCATCTTGGCATTCGCAAGGGCGCACCTAGGGTTCGGTGGGTTTACTGACGATCGCGTGCCTCTCCCCGACTACGAGCTCCACCACCTCTGCCAGCACCACGCGATGGTGGTGCCGTTCGATCCCAACCTGATCAACCCGGCGAGCCTCGACGTGCTTCTCGGCGATCGGATCATGATCGAGGTGGCCGGCACTCCCGAGCTGCAGATCCACGGCATCCACGGCCACACCGCAGAGGAGCCGTACTGGCTGCAGCCGGGTGAGTTCTGCCTCGCGGAGACGCGCGAGATCTTCAACCTGCCAGACAGCGTGGCCGCGCAGTTCGTGCTGAAGTCCAGCCGCGCGCGCGAGGGCCTCGAGCATCTGCTGGCCGGGTGGTGCGACCCTGGCTGGCACGGCAGCCGGCTGACGCTGGAGCTCAGCAACGCGCGCAAGATGCACCCCGTGGCGATCTGGCCCGGCATGAAGATCGGGCAGATGGTGTTCCACCGGATGGAGGCGATCCCGCACCGCTCCTATGCGGTCACAGGCCGTTACAACGGCGATGAGGGCGTCACCGCCAGCAAGGGCTAAGCTGACCTCGGTAGTGGAGAGCCAGCAGGCGGCCGGGGTTGCGCTCCGGCCGCTTTTTTATGCCATCAGCGCGGCGACCTTGGCGGCCATGGCCGCGGCAGCTTCATCCATCAGGTGGGCGTACCGGGCGGTGGTCTGCGGGCTGGCGTGGCCGAGGAGGGCACCGACCTGAGGCAGGGTGAGGTTCGCCTGCGTGATCGCGTAGGAGGCATAGGAGTGCCGCAGATCATGCACGCGGAGATCCTTGATCTTTGCCCGCTCCAGCAGGTCTTCCCACATATACCAGTAGCCAATCAGGTGGCCGTCGCCATCGCCCGCGACGATCCACTCGCTATTCGATCTGCGTCTCAGCTCTCGTAGGATGAGACTCGCCGCGGGCGGCAGATGCACCTTGCGCTCATCGCCATTGCCACCGGTCTTGTGGGCATCGGCGGGCAGCTTCAGGACCGTTGCATCCTGATCGAGCCATTCCCACCGCGCCGTCATGATCTCGCTCACCCGGCACCCGGTCAGCAGCAGCAGCCGGATCAGCTGCGCGAACCTCCACCGCACCCCGGCCACCGCGAACGCATCCAATGCGGCCAGCAGCCGCTGGAGCTCCTCGCGCGGTAGGTAGCGCTTGATCTTGCGCTCGCCGTTCGCCTGGATGCCCCGGCAGGGGTTGGTGCCCTTGGCGCGGATGCCCCACAGCTCGGCCAGGTTCATCGCCTTGCGCAGCACCGCCAGCGCGCGGTTGGACTGGATGCGCGGCAGCTCCTCGAGCATGTCGATCACCTGGATGGTCTGCAGCGTGGCGACCTTCTCCGCGCCGAGCCGCGGCAGGATGTGGCGGCGCCACAGCACCTCGTAGCCCACCCGAGTGCTTTCCCTGACGCGGGTGGCGTAGTGCTTCTCCGAGACCATCTCCGAGAGCTCGCGCACGGTCTTGCCGTGGCGCAGCAGCTGCTTGTCGGTGCCGGGCGCTTCACCCTTGGCAACGGCGGCCAGGATCTTGATCGCCTCCTCGCGCGCCATGGTTAGCCCGACCACCTCGGCCCGGCCGATCTTGTGGGTCTGCTGCTTCCCCGAGGGCTCGCGGTAGCGCACGTAATAGGTGCGCACCCCAGACTCGAGCACCATCAGCCCTAGGCCTGAAATCTTCCGATCGGGCTGCCATTCACGCTTCGCCATGCCCCACTCCATTCGCGCACTATTCGCGCAGATTTGCGCGAACGGGGCGGATCTTGCGGGAACAACAGGTAAGCCGTCAAGTCGGAAAACGACGCTGAATCAGAGCTTTAGTGAACCAGAATGAACGGCCGTGAACCCGTTCTGGCAGCCTGAAAATCGCAGTGTCGGCAGTTCGATCCTGTCCCTGGGCACCAAAATCCAGAGCAAAATCAATCAGTTAGCAAGACGGCCCAGGCAGGCCGCAGGTGCCTGTTCGGGCCATTCGCGCACTATTCGCGCAGCCTCGCCATCGGGTGCTTCAGCGGTGCCATGCGCAGCCGCGCGATGCGACCTGGCGCCTCAGCCGGGTCATCCAGCGGGATCATGCGGAAGTCGTCGATGCCGTGGGTCTCGGCGAAGTGCTGCGCCGCGACGTGGGTGGAGAACGGCCCGATGTGCCACGGGCCGGTCTGGAGGATGTAGGTCATGGGTGGATGGTAGCCGCTCCTGATGGTACGCCACCGGCGGCGCATTCTGCCTGCCCGTCACATCCCGTCACAATCGGCCGATCCTGTTCCCCTCGCTACCGTGAGCCAAGCCGGGGCCACGCCCATGCGCGCGCACATCGCCGAGATCACCGCGAAGGTGATCATCCGCAGCGACACCGACCCCGACCAGATCCCCGCCGACCTCTACAGCCAGATCGCCGAGTTCATCCACAGCGAGGAGGACCTCCTCGATCTGGGCATCGAGCTGTTCACCCTGCCGGAAGACCTCGGTGGATCGGCACCACATTGATGAGACCCGGCTGGTCACCCGCAGGTCAGCCCGCGATCAGATCCACCTCGCGTGGAACTACCGCTGCGCCTACTGCGGCGATCCGCTCGGCCGCAGTCCGACGCTCGATCACGTCATCCCCAAGGTTCACGGCGGCCTCACCGTGCGCGAGAACCTCGTGAGCTGCTGCCTGATGTGCAACAGCCAGAAGGGCCACAAGGGCTGGGTGGACTGGTATCGCCAGCAGCCGTTCTGGTCCGCGATGGGCGAGTGGGCGATCGCGCGCTGGGTTGCAGGGGAGGGCTAAGATTCGAGTCCAATGACTTTCGGAGTCACTGGGCATTCCGCAGCGGGGAGGCTGCGGTGAGGCCGGCACCTCGTGAGGACCGGCCACCTCCCCACCCTCTTAGGGCAGGATCTTCGACGCCAGCCAGAGCGCCAGGCAGCAGGCCACCACGTAGCCCACCAGCAGCTCGATCATCAGGGGCACCGTCATGGCTCGGGCAGCACGTTGATCACGGCATGATCGCCGATAACGCTCAGCGCCGCACGGTTATAAGCCTGCGCGGCCTCGAGCTCGGTGGCATGGTTGCCGAGGTAGTAGCGGCGGCCCCGGTAGCCCAGCGCGGCGCGCCAGGGCAGCTTCGGGTTGGTGCTGCGCGAGACCCCGCGGTAGCGGCTCGAGGCCGTCGCCGGCCGCGGCCTGTTGGCCAGCGAGAGGTAATACTCCTCGCGGGTGGTGGTGCAGTTGAAATACCCCATCGGGTCAGCGTGCGAGCAGGTGGTCCAGGTAGATCTCGGCCTGCCAGAGATCGGAGCTGTACCGGCAGTAGCCGTTCGCGCAGCTGCGGTAATACAGCTCCCCGCCACCGGCAGGCTCCAGCGTTTCGATGTAACCGTCGCCGCGATCAGTGCGGCCGAGGATCGTCGGCTCCGACATAGATCTCGCATCGTGCGGCAAATCTCCCCCCAGTCTGGCGAGCCTCGGGGAAGCCCAGCGTGCAGGCCTTGCGGGCCGGCTCCCACTGCAGGCAGTCCCAGCACATCCGTGGAGCCCCTTCAGGCCGCAGATCATGCACCGCGGCCTGGTAGATCCGCTGCGCGCGCAGGAGCGCTTCCTGCAGGTGGATGGTGCCGGTGTCAGCCTCGAGCTGGTGGACCGGCTTGGGGCCAAGGTTCACCCGGCAGTGCCACGTCCGATCCGCGCGATCGCAGAACAGCAGCAGGCGGCCGGCGTGGAGGCTGATCATTCCCCTTCGCCGTAGGCCGGGGCGTGATAGAGCCGCTCGAGCAGGTGCGAGGCCGGCTCATCGCTGCCCCCGGTCACATAGCAGGCGACATCATCGCGCTGGTCCGCGGCGACGAACACCTCCGGCCAGTGGAGCTCCTTCACCACCACCAGGCTGGTGCGGCGGCTGCGCACCAGCACCCACAGCGCCAAGCGCTCAAGCAGGTTCAGACTGGGCAGCTGCATCATCCCTCCAGTTTGCCGAGCAGTCGGCGGAGATACCACTGGGCCTTGGCGGCGTTCACCGCCGGGTCGCCCTTGTCCCACATGCGCAGGATGTAGCGCAGGACGTGGCCCTGGCAGTTGGCCAGCACCGGGTCGGGCGCGCGGGCGATGGCGGCCTCGATCACGTCGATCGCCTCCACCGGGCCGTAGCGGTAGTGGTCCGGGTTGATCTGGTCGGTCATTCGGTGAGCTCCCAGTAGTGGCTGGCCAATTTGGTGACGATCTCGCGCGCGGCGATCAGCTCATCAAAGAAGTCCTGCGTCACCGCATACTCCGTCCCGCGGTGGCCGCAGTCGTAGCACTTGCGCCGCTGCCGGCGCACCTGCCCCTCATAGCTGCGTTCGGAGCTGTCGCACCTGAAGCGCCCACCACACTGCGGGCACTTCATCTCGGTGAACGGGCTGGGCATCACCGCCACCTGCCAAGCAGCTGCTGGCGGCAGACCTCGATCGCCTGCTGCGCCTGCTTCTGCGTCATCACCGACTCGGTGGCGTCGATCGCGCGCACCACCTTGTCCAGCAGCTCGGGGTAGTCGGTGTCGCGGAAGTTGGTGGCCATCTCCAGCGCAAACTCCTGCCAGAGCCCCGTATACGTGCAGCGGAGCGGGTGGCCGTAGGGCAGGTCATCGCGGCCGCTGCGCTCGTAGAGGGCCTCGAGCATGTCGGCACGCTGCTGATCCAGTTGGACGCGGTTCATGGTTCCAGATGTTGACGGAGGTAGAGCAGCTCAGCGCAGAGCTGCTCGCGGTTGCGGATGCCGGCCACGGTGCGCAACTGATCGATGCGGATGTCGATCATGCTGACCAGCCGCTGGCGCTCATCCTGCTGGCCCTGGCGGTAGGTCCCGCTGTCGGTGATCAGCTGGCTGATTCTGGCGCGCATGTCGGTCACGCCACCACCTCCACAGCAGCACCAGGCCAGCGGGCCTCGGCGTAGCGGATGGCGGCGCGCTTCGTCTCGGCTCGCGTGATCCACGTCATCGGGCGGGCGCCCTTGGGGTACACGATCAGCCGATATTCGCGGGTGCGCGCCTTGGGCAACGGCCGGCTGATGCCGTCACCGTGCTGGCTCTGGGTGTGCTCCTCGGCCCATTGCCAAGGCAGCATCGCTCCGGTGGTCTCACGCATCGGTTTCCTCGGTGTTGATCCATTCGAGTTCAGACCACCACTGCAGCCACGTGTCCGCGGCGATCAGCTTGGCCTCGGTCAGGCTGGAGGCGATGACGCACTCCAACACGTTGGCGCTGCGGATCTGGAAGTAGAAGCGGCGGGTGGTCATGGCTT